CAGCCGCAGCCCATAGGCGCAAACATGCGCAAAGGGTGGTACCTTACGTCGTCCCCATCTTTTAACGCGAAGATGCCCGTCCTAACGTCACTGAGAAGAGTGCTAATCTTTTTCGGCCAAAGCCGGGTTAGCACACAGTGAAAGTTTCGGTCGGACGCTCGGCGCATATCGATGGTCGCCTTTCCAGTGCGAATTAACGCACGATGGACAGTAGCGAGAGTATCGAGGTCGATACCCAAGCGGCGACGCAAAGTAGAGCGGAGGTCAGAGGCAAAGGACAACTGACAGATCATAGACCAGAGGGCCTCGCACGAGATCACGCGATCTTTCCTGTTGTTTTTAGGAACAGTAGTCACGCGTGCTGTGCGTTCAAGAACCACGCAAGCGCGGAAAATGAAGCGAACCATCTGATACCTTAGACCATGCACGGACCCGCCTGGAGTGGTTTGTATCCACTTCAGGCGTAACCTCGCAAGTGTCTGTTGTCCAACGTCACCGTACTTTTCGCGATAGCGGTCTTTGACCACCTTAAGCAAAGCACGGTTATTCAGGAGAATATTAACACTATAATCCACCAATGAAGGTGAAACGACCCACTGAGTTTCCCCAGCGAGCTTAGTGATAATATCAACGTCGCCGAAAGCACTAACGAGACCCTCACCGGTTGGAAACCGAACAGAGTACGTAGGCTTGAAATCGCGGAACAGGTCCGCTAGCCAATCGCGCGCACGATAAAACGTACGAGCGTGGCGGCGTGGAAGGCTAAACGGGTTGAAATCAACCCAACCTTCCTCGTCCCCTAATAGGACTTCCTGAATCGACGCCTCACGGCGAAGCTTTGCAGAGGATGCGTCCGGGACCTCGTATTTACTCGTGGCCCGGTGCGACACTAACGCATCATGCAGTGTATCGGAAGACAAGTGTGTAAAGTCCGGCCCCAACGGTGGGAGTTTAAGCCCCCGTAGAGCCGAGACGCACTTATCAAAACTAACCAAGGAGCGATCGAGAGTAGACTGTTTACGGACGGGTGT